CGCGAAGCTGCCCTGGCTATTGCCTGCGACATCTGGATCACACGCACCGGAACTTTAGGGCAGCAGGGTGTCGACTTCCAGAGCCCTGCACCGTATCGCCTAGGTCGCTCAATGCTCACCCGAGTATCTGGCCTACTTGGCAAGCACTTAGACACCCGAGGCTACCTTGGCTGATCTAGCAACCTACCGCGACAACCTCGCCGCAACTCTTGCAGCTGCTGGTCGGGTTGTTTACGCATGGCCAAATGAGAACATCACGCCACCAGCCATTGTGCTTGTGCCTGGATCTCCTTACATCACAGTTGGCTCAATCGGTGGCACTCGCCTGCATGTTCGCTTTGACATCACTTGCATCGTCAACGCCGCCGACAATCGCGCCGCCTTGGCCAATATCGAAACCCTAATTTTGTCAGTGACCGATCTACTAGCCAATAACATTTCGTTTTTGGGTGGTTGGTCGCAACCGACAGTCCAGCAGATCGGAAACGCCGATATGTTAATCAGCCAACTCAACATTGAGATGGTTACAACTAACTAGAAAGGCATGACATGCCAGCAACCTATATCACTGGGCGCAATCTAACGCTCAGCATCAATTCGGTATCGTATGCCGATCAGGCATCAACCGTCACACTTGAAATGGAAAATAACCAGCAAGTGCTTGAGGTTCTATCCGGTCGCGCTTACAAGACCGTAGACAAGACCGCAACGCTTAACGTGGAAATGTACCTTGACGATTCCGCAAGTGCTGGCATTATTTCAGCCCTTTGGGATGCAGCAGCTTCCGCACCAGACACGTCGCTTACATTCTCGTTTGATGTAAACGGTGACACATTTGCTGGCAAAGTATTCCCAGTATTTCCAACAGTCGGCGGCGCGGCCACTGACGTATTGACAACATCTTTGAGCTTCGTAGTCGAAGATGGATCAGTAACCCGCACTTAACGAATAGAACAGGGCAACCATTATGAAATACGAAATTACAACACAACAGGGCAACAACTACATAGTGAGCGATGACTCGGCTTGGCTGTGGATCGAACTTGAAAGAGAACTCGGTTACACAGTCAGCCAGGCAGCTGAAAAAATGAGCCAAGGTTCATTGGATGTAATTACCTGCATGCTTTACAAAGCCGCCAAGGCTAATGGGCATACACAATTGCCAAACCAAAAGGCATGGGTCACCAATGAGTTTGATTCATTTGAGGTGATCGAGGAAAGCCCAAAAGAGAGTTAAGGGATTTACTTGTGAGGATCGCAGTATCCTCTGGGATCCCAATGGCTGATCTTGTTGAGTGGTCGCTCGCAGACATAAGCACAGCAATCACGCTGATTGGAGAAAGGAATGGTCATGGCTAATAAAGAAACAATCAAGATCACTCCTGACTCAAGAGATTTGAAAAACCTTTACAAAGCATTTAGAGAGATGGACGAGGGTTCAAAGTTAGCGCTTAAAGATGAAGTGACATCAATTAGCGCATGGTCAGCAACTGAATTGCAGTCGAGTTACAACCTCAATCCATTGCCAGCCCAAGCCCAAAAAGTAGCAGCTACAATTCGAGCCAATAAAGATCGCATTCCAAACGTGACTATTGGTGGCAGCAAAGGTCGATTTAGTGGCGGCGCAGTATCTGGTCAAGTTTTGTTTGGCTCGGAATTTGGTGGCCCGGCACCGTTTGAAAATGGTGGGCGGCGCTTTCCTGATCGCTCACCTGCGCAGGGGCGAGGCAATGAGGGCTACGGAATCTTTAAGGTGCTAAAACAAATACAACCGCGCCTTACTAAAGAATGGAAAGATGCAGTCACAAAGCACGTCTTAAAGAAATGGGATGAAAATGGCTGACGTCAGAACGCTCAAACTTAATTTACTAGCTGATGTGGATCAGTTTGGCCGAGGACTTGCACAGGCTGATAATGACACCAAAGGATTCACCAAGAGCATTACAAAGTATGGCAAGGCTGCCGCCGCTGCTTTTGCAGTAGCCGCAGCTGCCGCAGGTGCTTATGCTATTAAGTTGGGCGTTGATGGTGTCAAGGCTGCCATTGAGGATGAGAAAAGCCAAGCCACTCTAGTTAAGACAATGCAAAACGTCATTGGCGCAACCGAGGAACAAATCGCAGCCAATGAAAAATACATTACTAGCGTGCAATTTCGCACAGGTGTAAGCGATGTTGCCCAACGCGCTGGATTAGCAAGACTTGTTCGATCGACAAAGGATCTAACCGAAGCCCAAAGATTAAGCACTTTGGCAACTGAAATTGCAGCAGGTACTGGCAAGGATTACGAAACCGTTGTCATGGCTTTGGCTAAGGCTAATGATGGCCAATTTATGGCACTTAAAAAACTTGGCATTACTCTCGGCGATAACGCTGAAAACGCTAAAGAATACACTAAAGAAAACGCCAAATTAGCAAAAATGCAAACTGATCTCAATAATAATTTGAGAGATTTTGGGCCAAGCAGCGAAGAGTATGTCAAATCCCAAGAAAAGGTCGCAGCCCAACAAGAAATTGTTAACGAACTTGGCGCGGCTGGTATCGATTGGGTCGGAGAATTATCAAGAGAATTTGGTGGCAGTGCAGCTGCTGCCGCAAAGACTTATGCCGGTCAAATGGCAATTCTCCAAGAACGACTTGGAGAATTTCAAGAATCAATAGGTGCAAAATTACTGCCAGTCATGGGCAGACTTTTGACAATGGTTATGGATGTTGCCAAAGGATTTAGCGGTGAGGATCCAGAGGGACTTAGCAATCGAGCGAGGGAACTTGCTGGCGATTTTGAGGGTAATGGGGCATCAAGTTTGGGCGGATCGCTTAGAGCCGTAGCAATTGCCTTTGAAAGACTTTACACAGTCATTACAGATGACGGCGATCCTGCTACTACAAGTTTGCAAGATTTTGCAGATGCTTTGCAATCGGTGGCCAACGGAATCAATGCAATTGCTACTGCATACGATAAAGGTGTTAAGGCTTTGCAATTTATTGGGCGAGCCGATAAGAGAGTCCAGGACTTTCTTGGAATACCAGAATCCGTGCGTGGCCCGTTGGCTCGTGCAGCTGGTGGCCCAGTCATGGCCAATCAGGCTTACCGCGTTGGCGAGTTTGGCCCTGAACTATTTGTCCCAAGTGGCTCGGGATCAATTCGCAAAGACACAAGTAATGGTGGCGGCGTGACCGTAATCATGAACGGCATCATTGACGGTGAGTCCGCTCGCAGGTCAATCGAGAAGCTGCTGCAAGATAGCGCAAGGCGCACAGGCGCGGTCAACTTTGTTGGGGCAACATTGTGACCGTATACACGCCATACCCAAAAGTGATCTTTGCTGGGGTGAATGAGTATGCAGACAACACAATCAGCAACATCTCAATAAGCCTTGGCCGCCGCGACATTTACGAGCAGGCTTTGGTTGGCATTGCCAATGTCAGCTTGTGGACTGATGCAGATACTGCGCTAAATGTAAACTTGTCAGACAGCGTAGAGATACAAATTCGAGACACTGACGATGTGTATCAAACTATCTACACAGGCACGATCTCGGACATACAAATCGGATTGGATGCTTACGGCGAGATAGGATCGGTTGCCCGTTACGACCTGACGGCTGTTGGCCCTTTGGCTATCCTTAATCGCTATACAACCGGCGGCCTAGGCTTTGCAAAAGAATTTGACGGCACAAGAGTATTGAACATTCTTTCGGATGCGTTCCTAGAAAGTTGGTCAGAGGTAGTCCCGACATTAACTTGGTCAGCTGTAAGCAGTCTTGCCACATGGGATAACTGGGGTGGAGGCAACCAGACTTTGGTTGACAATCTTATCGCTGACATTGATACGCCTGGTTCATACGAATTGCACGCTTACAGCGATGGCGTGACGAATGCATTATCACTTGCCCAACAAGCCGCCCAATCTGGCCGAGGTTTCTTGTATGAAGCACCTGACGGATCTATCCACTACGACTCATACACGAGCCGAGCGACCCTGACACCGCTTACCCTTACTAATGATGACCTGCTTGCGGTAGGACTGCGACAGGCCGCCCAGTGGTCAGAGATCGTCAATGACGTGACATTGACCTACAAGAACAATCAAGAAAAGTATGCGGCTGATTACACTAGCCAGCAATCTTTTGGCGAACTATCGGGAACAAGGACAACGCAGCTAGAAAACGGCAGTGATGCCCAAAATCAGGCTGACGCATTCTTGGAAAGTCGCGCATACCCACGCACCTACCCAGAGGAACTGACTATTCCTTTACACAGTCCAACCGTCACAGATGCCACTCGGGATGCCCTGATCTTGATGCACGTAGGATCAGCAATTTACACACAGGATTTGCCAGCAGTATTTGGTGGCACTTTCGATGGCTTTGTCGAGGGCATCAAGTGGAATCTTGACCGCTACACAGCAACAATGACTTTGATTTGCTCGGCAATTTCCGAGACATACCCAAGCCAAGTTTGGCTGCAAATCGCGCCAACCATAACTTGGGCAGGGTATACTCCAACTACGACAGAATGGCAGGATTTATAGCATGGCAACAACCACTCCGAACTACGGCTGGCCAGTACCAACCAGCACCGATTACGTCAAGGATGGCGCAACAGCCATTGAGGCATTGGGCGATGCTATCGATGCAACTGTTTTTGGACTTGGCGGTGGCGGATTAGCTTTGATCTCTACCACTACGTTCACTACTTCGTCCAGCGTATCTTTACCGACTAACAGTTTTACTTCGACATATGACAATTACAAAATTGCCTTAAATGTGAGCGCGGCATCTGCTACTCCGGGATATTCCGTAAGATTCCGAGCCGCTGGTACTGACAGCACTGCTGCAAGTTATAGTTATTACACACGACTATCATCATCTTCATCGGGTGCTGATACAAACACTTTTGCACGAAGTCAAACTAGCGGTGTTTTGTTTCCAGCAGGTACTGGAACAGATTTACAAAGTTATGTCATTGATGTAATGTCACCTAAATTGAGTCAATTCACATCATTGTTTTTCAACGGAGTGGGTACTGTGGGCAATCACATTTATGGCGCAAATGTTTTTAACAATACGACTTCTTTTGATAGTTTGAGCGTATTTCCAAGTACGGGAACTTTCACAGGAACAATATCGGTTTACGGAATGAGAAAATAATGGCTAATGCAAACAATCAAGCAATATTTGTCAACATTGGCGATAACGTCATTGAATTAACAGGTGAAGATTTAACGGCATTTAAGGCACAACGCAAATTAGATGCAGACGAAGCAAATGCAATAAAGCTGCAAATGGAAGCAAGAGTGGCAGCACGCGAAAGCGCCTTGGCCAAACTAGCTGATCTTGGATTAACTGCCGAGGAAATAGCAGCACTTTGACAATCACCACAGGGCCATGACACGAAAGGGCAACTCATGGCCTTACCAATTAAGAATGGCAAGATTACAACTGCCTACAAGAAGCCAGGCAAGATGTGGTCAAAGGGCTACCACACAGGCGTTGACTTTGCAGTACCTACCGGCACGCCAGTATTGGCAGTAGCTGACGGCAAGATCGAAAACGCCAACTGGGGCAAGTCTTATGGCAATCAGGTTGTGCAAAAGGTCGAGGGTGGCTGGGTAATCTATGCACACCTAAACGCCGTACGAGTTAAGCCAGGCGCAACAGTTACCAAAGGGCAGATCGTTGGCGAATCTGGCAACACAGGAAACTCGTCAGGGCCACACTTGCATTTTGAAATGCGCGACAACATCCGCTGGTCCGCTGGTAAGGACTTAGATCCAAAGGAGATCTTGGCATCATGAACAAGACAAAAAACATTTTGCTACG